TTCTGTTTGTGATGCTGTGCGGCTGCTTCGTCGAGGCGCCGGTCGAGCACGGCCGCTGTGGCTGCGTCCTCAAGCGCTGCGGTCTTGGCTGCTGCGGCTTCCCATGTTCGGCCGCCGTCGTGGACAATTAGCCGGATCTCTTTTGCTTCTTCTGGCGTAGGGGTTCGCATGTCGGGCCCTTCGTGGTTCTGAGGTGACCAAAGGGCCCGGCCTGATGGTGGCGGCCGGGCCCTCGGTCACGTTTTAGGGACTTAGCAGGCGGTGCCGATTAGAAAGGCTCCTCAGTGTAAGTGACTTCGCCGATGGCACCGTTTTGGCGTGGCGACGCCTGGAGCCGGTCTAGCGGCGTCGAGTCCGTCTCTGCTGCCTGGTGCTGCTTGTATGCGGCCAGGCGCACGTTGAGGTCTGCGTGGACGTTGTCGGCGATAATCCTCGATTCGGCTGTCGGGTCTGAGAACGTGAACGCTTTACGTTTCCGTGCGTTGTGGCGCGGGTTTTGCGGTTTCACGTCCTCGACATATACCCAATTGACCAGGGTTCCTGTCTCTAGGCCCGCCGGGTATTCGTCAACGGCTTTTTTCCATTCTACAAATGTGCCGCCTTCGACAAAGATCGCAAGGATGTCGCCGTGTTGCGCGGTTTCGCCTGTCGCCGAGTTGATCCCGTTGCCATCGTTTACGTGTAGGTAAACGATCTTTGTCATTCTGGGTGTTCCGTCGTCCCACGTTTTGGGCTGGTTGTCTATGTCTTGCGCCTGCCGACTGTTGTCGACATGGCAGAGGATGCCATTCGCAGAATCTCCGATGTTCTCGAGTTTCAGCGTGTGCGTCTTCGGTGTCTGTTCGTCTAGTTGCATGGTCTATTCTTTGCTTTCTTTGTTAGTTACCGGGCCCAAGGTGGGCCGTCGCTTTTCGCCCGCTTCGATCGCTGGCTCTAAGAAATTTAGGTGCCACTGCATGATTGGCGGCTGGAGACCGGTCGAGTCGAGCAGGCTGTCGAGATCGCCACCGACCGCTGCCGCTCGTTCTCTCGCCACTCTGACGAGCGCCGGCCAAGCCTCGTTCATCCCGTGTCGTTCTTCCATGAGTTCAACGAATGTTGTTGTATCTGCGATCGTGTCTGGCGTGTGTTCTTCTGGATCGTTGAGGCCTGGCGTTTCCGGCCAGACGTTCGTGATCGCCCTCTTTTTTATGCCGGGCCCTTCCGGCGGTAGGGCTGTCATCGCTGCGAGTCGCCGTTTAAGGTCGTCGACGGCCTGCTCTGTTCCGCTGTCGTCGCCATCAGCTATGTCAAGCATCTGTTTTTGGAAGTCTGTCAGCTCTAAGGGTTCCTCGGGGAACGTGTAAAACCGTTTCATTCCACGCCGGGCGTCTCTTACATATGTGGCGAGGCACGCCGCTTCCCACCCTTCCACTAGATTCAACTTGATTAGTTCGCATGTCCCGGTCCCAAACGGTGCGTGAAGTATGTGCCCGACATCCTTCCGACTCTCTGGTGCAGCTTCGAGCGGTTCGTCTTTCGCCCACCACGCCCACTCGGCGTGTGCATAGACAGCAAGCTGGATCGCCGGCGACATAGGCGCCCGCCTCGGGTCTCGTCCAGTTTTCAGATCGACAATCGCCGGCGTCTTTGACCCCTGGACAGTGGCGATCATGTCGGGTGAACCTGCGGCCCACTGGTCACACGGTAACGGTGTGATCGTGAACGGTTCGACCCATCGCCGGCCAGGCGTCTCGTATGCCTCAATGTTGTTGTCGCTGATGCATTGAGCGATAGCGGCCAGGTCGGCGACCACGTTCTCTGGCGCCTTGCTGAGCGTCCCCTCAGGATCGAGGGTCAACCGCTCAAGCCACGAATGCATCGACGTACCGAGGCCAGCTTTTTCGCCGCCGCCGCCGGCCTGGAAAGCTGCTTCTGCGAGGCCGTCTAGTTCGCTGCGGTCTCCGGTCGGGTCCAGCGGTGCCGCCTGAGCTGCGAGCGACGGCAACCGGCCGGCGCCGATCATGCGAACCCTAGACGCCCACTGCTGCAAACCGAACTTGTCTTCGAGTGCGTCAGACAGCCCCGACGGCCTGAACGCTTTCAGCTCCACGCCGGTCGAGCCTGGCAGAGGTATGATCGGCCAGCCGTTTCGGTCCCGTGGCGGGAACGGTTCAGTTGTCTCGTCGAGGATCATTTTTCGCTCCCAAACGCCTTGACGGCTTCGGCGGCCGTCTCGAAATAGGTGCCGCTGGCTGTGATCCATCCGGTGCCTTCCCGGTGCCGGCAGTCATTCCAGATGACGTATGGGTGTAGCGTGTTACTAGGCAAGATGCAGAGCACCTGGCCGACTCGAGGCCTGGAGCTCGGCCGGTATTCGATCACGACGGCACCGATGTCGCCAACCCGGTCGCCTGGTGCCGGGTCGTCGACATGCCCTTTTGGCCTGGCACGCAGAGCAAACATGTCTTTGTTACTTCTGGCAAAAACGTCGTTGTCTTCTTCGATGATCGAATCGACCCAGCTGATAATTTGTTCGACCAGCAGCCTGTGGTCTGGGGACATACTCCGCAGCTTGTGTAGGAGCCTCTGTTCTGTGGCCCATGAGGTTCGCGTGTTCTTTCCGGTTTCCATTGTTTCGCTTTCTTTGTTTTGGTTAGTTCGGTTAGTTCGGTTGTAGTTGATCGGTCACGGTTTGACGGGTTTACAGGATCGGCAGACCGCTGTGATGCCTTCGCCTCTTAGCGCTCGTTGCCGGCCGCAGACGAAACAGCGCCGTCTGGCTTTCACATGTTTCGGCCGTGGCTTAGCCTTGTCGAAAATGGTGAAGTCGGAATCTAAACCCATCAGCCGGTAAAGCCGTGAGCAGGGAACAGATCGGCTGCGTCTGAGGTCGAGCCGACGCCGGCCATCAGCGCAGCGACGACGATCATCATCACGGCGAGCAGTAGGTACTGCCCTAATTCTTTGAACATCGGGTTGCCTCTTGGTTCGGTGAGCATGTCAGCGGTTTACTTTCTGGGTTGATATCTGGCGCCTGCACCAGGCGTGGATGTATTGCGGGACCTCTTTTGTTTCGATGTCGAAACACTCGCAGAAGTGCCAGAGGCGCAGCAGTTCGTGCCGCCACCAGTCGACGCCCCGTCGAGGTTCGTGGCTTTTCGCCCGGTCGTTCTCGGCCTGGAGCTCGAGGACAAGCGAGACGAGATCGAGCGCAGAGATCAGGACCAGCCAGCGGTGACGGTTCGAGTCGATCACCATGTGATGCCTTCCGCACAACGACACCCCGTTCATCTGGTCCAAAGCGACCCAGCCGGCCTGTTCTTTCGACACCAGGTGGGCGCACTGCAAACTGCCGTTGCAGATGCCCGGCAGGATGCCGGCCGCAGCGCATCCGTTGCCGGCGTCTCGAACGATCAGGCTGTGAAGCTTGAACGCCGCACGCCTGCATTGCTGGATCGTTGGCGCTTTCATGCGTTCCGTCATTGCGGCCTTTCCGTCGGTGTCCTGTTTAGTAGATAGCGGCCCAGGGACCACACGCATCGTCCCAGATGCGGGTCCCTGAGCCCTAGTCGACAGCATGTCCCAGCGCCGGCCACGTCAACGGCCTCGGCGCACTGCTGTCGCTAGATTGCGGGTGGTGGGCGTGTCTGTTGCAATGCGCCGACATGCGTGGCGGTGCGCTTTCTCTGGCAGACACGCCCGGTTTGCGCTCTTCGCTTGGCGGAACAATTTAGGTTCGGTACCTGTGCGGGTATTTGCTGTGTCTTTCATAGGTGGGACCATACAGCACACACGGCCAAAGCGCCAACTACACTCGAAGCCTGATCATTTCATTAGCGTTTCTGGCCGTTGCAGCGGTTGCCCATCCCACCCCTGTTCCTCCGCTGGGGTGGGATGCGGCCGCAGTCGTCGAACATTTCGAGATGACGCCGCCGGCGGTCCTCGTCTCATTCGACCCGCAGCCGCCAGTAGCAGACCGGTACGGCATCGACCCGGCCTGGTTCGGTCTGATCGACTGCGAGTCAAGCTGGCGACCGACAATCGAGAACTCGAGGTCGACAGCGTCCGGCCTTTTCCAGTTCCTCGACACGACCTGGCGATGGGTTACCGAAGATATGGGCCGCTTCGACCTCGCAGCCGGCCGTGCCAAAGACGCTTCGATAGCGGACCAATACGCCGCCGCTGTCCATCTGCGAGACATGCCCGGCGGCGGAATCAGCCACTGGGAATGCGGATACCGCTACGACTGAGCGTCACGCAGCCTGTCGATCTCGTCCGACAATTGTTGCATCTTGGCGACACCTAACGCCGCCCGCCGTTCGACAGCAACATGCCGGTCGACAGCGTCATTGTGCAAACGGTCGACCTTCAATGTCAGCGCATCCATTTTGCCGTTGACGGTTTCGTGGATTGTCGTTTCTATCGTGTCTCGCATCCTGGGTGAGAACACGAACACGCCGAGCGTCCAGAGTGCGCTACAAATGACCACGAACGACACAGCGGTGCCGGCAACGACGACGACCACGGGTTCACCTTTTCGCTTTTCGTATTAGTTCCACCAGGCGCAGCGCCTGCGTCTCGAGCTCGTCGAGATCGTGGCTGTGCGGCTTCTGCTGCGCCGCTAATGACTCGTCGACGATGCGATGGAGATCGAGCTCGCCGGTGTCCCAGTGCGACTGCTGTGGCGCTGCGCCGTGAGCTGTGAGTATCCCGCCGGCCTCAAGCCACGCCCGATCTGACATCTCGGTGATGTCGTCGACGCCGAACGTGAACGACGCAAAATCTTTAGACGGCCCGTATGCGGTGACCAGCGGCAGATGACCTGGGAACAGATTGACTCGGCACCACGTCACATAGTCGGCGAGATCTGCATAATGGCCGGCGTTGAAATCGCCAACCCATAGACCGCCGACACGGTTAGCGATGGCCTTATCTGAATATGCGATGATCTCTGTTTGCACGCTGATCTCGTTACCGAGAACGCCTGTGCGAGACATGCCCAGCATCGTGCCCATACGTCGATGGTGTTCGCCGTGTTGCGTCCACCTTCGCTGCCTTGCGTCATAAGTAGTGTGAGGCGCGAACCTGCCGGCCGAGTAGCCAGGCATGTTTTTTGTCTCGGTTGTGTGGAACACCAGACGCATCTGCGATTCTGTGGCGCCTCTGGCCGTGTCCGGCAGCGGTCCCCAGCCTTGCCCGTCTTGAGCAGGGCCGGCGTCACCGGCCCACTGTGCTACTCCGTAGCGTGGCTGTGTCACGGGTTCTGGAGTGATGCGACCGTCTTAGCCGAGCTGACCTGTGTCGACGCAAAGTTTGCGAGCAGCACCGAGACCGCCGCCACAACACCCTCGAGTGTCGAAAAGTCTGCGTCTGAGAGAACAGTCACGAACACGCCGAGCACAGCGACGACGACGCCGGCCAACTGCACAACCTCGTTTTTTGGGTCTGTCAAATCTGGAATTCTAAGTACTGACATGGTGTCCTCTTTCGTTTCTAATCTAGTAGGTAGCAGTGGCGATGAAGTCACAAGTCCACTGGTCGCTGCCACCGACCGCAGCGCCGTCTGCCTTCACAACGTACACATGGACATGAGTTGTAGTAGCAATCAGCTGATTAAGAACGATAGGCGTCCCCGAAGACAGTCCGCCTCGGTAGACATTTGCAACAACATCAACGGACGACACACCAGCCGGCCACGCAACAGCGTAGGGAATCGAGAACGCCGTGCCAGTACAGGTCACTTGCGAATCGCTTTTGGTTGGGGACAGCGGCACAGATTCGCCGTCTTCGTTGAGAAACCACAATTGGCTCGGATTCCCGGTGGAGAATAGCGGCATAGACCGCCAGACCGTGCCGTCGTGCCATTGAAAATAGGCGATGCCGCCGATTGTTGTGGTCGCCGTGTTACCTGCGACCGGTGACGTGATCGCAGCATCACGCGCAGCTACCGAAGCGAACGCATTCGCCAACCTGTCTTTCGCGTTTACGCCGATCTCTGTTTCTACTTTTTCGACAGCATCAGCGAGCTGTAAATGTATATCTTCGTGCGTCGGCGGCCCGGACAGGTTCGCTGCCGGCGTCTGTAGCGAGTCGATGGCGCCTGGATAGTTTGATGTCGTTGTCATGTTTTCAGTCCCTTAGGAGATCGTGGAAGTGTTTCTGTCTAGCTGGTTGATTAGCCGGTCGAGGCCGAGCGTCTGCGGTTGCCCAACGGTGACCAATCGCACGGTCTCGTCGGGTGTGATCGTAGTCAATGTCTCGGCGACATTCACGGTCTCGAGGTTGCCGGCTGAGTCGTAAAGACGGACCGAGTCGCCCACCCGCACTGTGAGACCGGCGACCAGTTCCGCCTGTAACGACGTGCCACCAGGCTCGATAAGAGCGGCTGTCGTCGCAGCCAGAGCCGGCACGCTCGTCTCGCCCGTATCGTCGTGCACGTCCTCGATCCTAGACTGCGGGATCACTGGCGTTGACGCTTCGACGACTAGCCGATCGACTCCGACGCCAGAACCCAGACCGTAGACCGTCGACTTCAGTGTGCCGTTGGCGGATTCGGTGACATGTATTGCTGAGCCTGCGTCGACCGAGATCGGGATCGCTGTCGCTGTGATGTCTTCGACAGAAAACATGATCTTTTCTTGTTCCCAGACGGCACGCATCCACAGGCCAGAACCCATGTGCGTCGAGCATTCGTCGCCAAGGTTCGAGTAGCGGCCGGACACTTGAGCGTTCCCGCCGGCAGCCCGTCCAGTAATCTGCCAACCTGTCAAACCTCGAGCAGCCGACGCAGATGCGCCAAGATGCCGGTCGACCATCAAAGGGACAGCCGACGCCGCCTGCCCTTCGACCGTGTCATGCGTCGAGCCTGAAGGCGGCAAGATCAGACGCCACCACAAAGGCGTGATCTCCGACACGCCGTAGACAGTGACAGTGTCCCGGTCTGTGGTGATCGTCCGTGTGTTCTTCGCACCTGCGCCGGCCGGCGACACATACCCGCCGAACTGGTCGCCTTCGTCTGTGACAATGACCAGGCCGGCGCCGGGCTCCAGGAGCGCAGCGAGCGACGGGTGATCCGCTGGCGCCGACAGCACCCAACCGCCAGGCGCGTTTAGCGCTTCTCTGAACGTCACCGAATAGGCGCCGGCGGTGAACTCTCCGACTTTCTTTAGTGCAGCGTTCCGCACGTGGATCGTCATCAGCCGGACAGCCATTGCGGAGACCACAAAAGACGTGCCTCGGTGTTGACACCGTCGCCTTGAGCCTTCACCGAGACGTCAGCGGTGCCCGGCGAAATACTGAACATTTCAGACCGGGCGTCGATGTTCGCCCACTGCGAAACGCCGAGGCTATCGACCACCGATCTCTCGCCCGGTCTAGTCGTGATCGTCACTGTCACCCCGTCTGCTACCGCTGCCGTATAGCTGAGCCACCGACCGTCGCTGTGGAGCATATAGAAACTGTCAGCCGGCCCGTCTAGCTGCCACGTCGGCCACTGTGCGACATCGCCTGTAGTCACGACAGTATTTGTGTCCAAGTCTGAGCCGTCGAACGGTGCCGCTAGTTCAGAGAACGCCGTCGCAGCAGAGAACGCGGTCGCCTGGTCCGTGAACGTGTCATAAGTTACGGTGCGAGGCGCCCCGTCTGACCAGTACGGATCGCTTGCTCTGAGCGCCAGCACGACTCGAGCGGCGTTCGCCTCGTCATATCTGACCGTCATCCGGTCCGACCCGCCGATCAACGAGGTCGAAATGTAGCGGGTCCGGTTCGCCGAGTTCGTGTAGTCGATGCGTATAAGTTCGCTTGACGTGATCGGGTCGCACCACGACACGAGCTCGTCGATCGCCGTGTCGAGGTTGTCCGCCGAGTCAGCCTGGATCAGCACCGGCAGCACAATGTCACGGGCAGCGTGCGTCGAGTACGTGATCTGTGAGCCAGGTAGCTGTATCTGTACCTTGCTTGTGAATCTCGGTGCCGGTGCGCCGACGATACCGCTAGGCGTTTCGCGCAAAAAGTAGCCTGAGCCTGTGGCGTCTGCGTTCCGTGTCGCCGGGCCCACGATAATCGAATAACTCGACGTTTTCCCGGTGCGAGATAACACCATCAAACGGTTTGTGGAAGTCATGCGGCGACGCCTTTCAATGCGAGCATCAGTTGAAGCTCGTCGTTGATGCTTCTGTCAGAGGACACGTTCAGGTTCTCAATGTTGATGCCAGACCCGCCACGCCCGTCTGCCGTGACGACCGTTTCGCCGACCTGGAGCTTAGCTATCACTTCGTCCGATCTGACGTTTCCGAAGTTCTGCGCCGACGCCATCGCCTGCGTGACATCGCCGCCATCGTGGAGCGTGAACCCGATTGGTGTGCCGGCAGCAGTGTCATATGGGTTCGTTCTCTTTTCGCTTTCATCTTTACCGAAACCGAGGAACGAACCGTCGAGCGGGTTCAGGTCTAGCGCACGCTTTCCTAGGTCGATGATGTCGTATATCGGCGACATGACCAGGTCCCAAAGCATCCCGGGTATTTTGGACAACGCCGACTTGATGCCTTCGGCGAGCCGGCCGAACAGGTCCAGGCCGAGCGTGAACAGATCGACACCCAGATCGAGAAGGTCGCCCGGCACGCCCTTTAGCCATTCCCAGATCGCAGCCGAGGCGATAGCGAGCCCTTCGAGTATCCCGTCCTTAGCTTTCACAAACAGCGCTTTTCCTGCTTTCAATAGCAGGCCGCCGGCGTCAACAAACAGGCCGGGCAACGCCTTCAGCGCATCAAACACAATACCGATGATCTTCGGGACATTGTCTTTCAACCAGCCAAACGCAGCGATTGCGGCGTCCTTCATAAAATTGATGGCATCCACGAAGAAGTGCACGTTTTCATAAGCCCAAACAACCGCCGCAGCAAACACAGCCAACGCAGCAACTACAACAATTAGTGTCGCATTAGCGGCGATAAAAGCGACCGCCTGCGCATACAACGCTGCAACCTTAGCCCACACAGCCGCAGTGGCCGAAACCATAGCCCCAACAAATGCGCTTCCAATCACCACAGCAATAGCAGCGATCACCGGGTCGTTATCGTTAACCCACTTGCCAAACGTGACCAGCTTTTCAACAATATTAACAGTGACCGCAATAAGTTTCTGACCGGCAGCGACAATAAACTCAAACGCCCCAGCCATGATATTGCTAATCTGATCCCAATTGGCGACTACCCAATCAGTGACAGCAGCGAACGCCGGCAACAGTTTGTCACCGAGCTCGATCGACACAGCCGACAGGTTCGCTTTGATCCGGTCCATAGAGCGCCCGCTGGTGGCGTCCATCGTGTCGAATGCGTCTTCGGTAGCGCCCGCCGACGTCCCCATCTCAGTTAACGCATTGCTGAACGCTTCGCCCTCGTTGGCGATCAGACCGAGCACGCCCTGTCCGGCTTCGATGCTGCCGAACATGTCGATGACAGGCACGCCAGAATCTGCGATGATCTCCATCACGTCCTCGAGATCGCCGCCAGAGGCGAGCACTTCGTTGAACGAAACGCCGGCGATTTCCTCGAACGCCGTCGAAGCCTTCGACCCTGTCTTACCGAGCTCTGCCAGCGCCGCTTTCATCTGGTTAGCTGCGACAGATGTCGGAGTACCCGAAGCCGTGAGCACAGCGATCGAGGCGCCCACCTCGTCGAGGCCGACACCGAGCGCCGCAGCTATCGGCCCGATACTCGAAAACGAAGCCTGGAGCTCTGGGACGGTCGTCTTGCCGAGCCTGACAGTCGTGAAAAATATGTCGCTGGCTTCGGCCGCTTCGAGGCCAGTCGAAGCGTAAGCGTTGACCGCAGTGCTGAGCAGGTCGACAGCGTCAGCGACCTCGAGGTTGCCACCGATCGCTGCCTTGCCTGCGATCTCCATAAACTCGAACACGTTGTCTTGTGGCACGCCGGCACTGAGTGCGTCGTATAACGCCGGCACAACTTCGCCCGGTAGCACACCGAGCGACTTCGAGAAGTCGAGGACCTGGGCGTCCATCGTGTCCATAGCATCACCAGAGATGCCTGGTAGCAATGTGAACACCTGAGCCATCGACGACTCGAAGTCGATCGCAGCGTTAACAGAAGACACGCCGATAGCGCCGATAGCGCCAACGCCGGCAGCCATAGCAAACCCGGCTTTTTTGCCGAACCCAGCCAGAGCAGAATCGGTGTCTTTTAGGACGCCTTTCATCTGCTTGTTATCGGCCAGAATGTTTATTGTGACTGCTGTCTTTTTCTTCGCCACTGGTTTACTTTCTGTTGGCCTGTTCTTGGCGTCTCTGTACTTCTAAAAGTTCGACCCTTAGCGCTTCACCCTCTAGCACCGGCATCGCCCAATATTCCGACAATGTGATGCACCCCGGCACAATCAGGTTTGCGTTTAGGACTGTTCGCCAGGCTTTTCTGGCTCCGTCTCTTCTTCGTCTTTTGGGTCGTCTTCGCCACCGCCGGAATCGGTCACCATCGTGACGAGATGCTCGACGTCGAGCTCATACGGTCCTTCTGCGACTTTCTGCAATGTGAGACTGTCGCCCATCTTTCGTCGCAGAGCCACCCACATGAGCGCAGTATAAAATCTGCGTTTCGGTTTGTCTGACGTGAAGAAATCGCCGAGCTTCGCCAGGTCCAGACCGATCTCTTCCTCGATCAGGATCACTTCCCAGTTCGTGAGCTGATCGAATGGGACAGCTTGTACCTTTATGTTGTCTGCCATGTCTGCCTTTCCGTGTCTCTATTTGAGATCATACTTTTTTAGCAATTTGGATATGCCGTCCTCGTAAACGTCGACGACTTCATCAGTCTCTGTTTCCAAAGCCTTCGACAGGAACGGGTTCGCTTTTATGTTTCTCTTTGGCCATCCCCAGTGGATAGGCCCAGCGTATGGGACCGACTTTTTGCCGGCCCTGACAACGCCGGAACGTGCGGTCCCTGAGGATCTGATCGACGCAGCTAATGCGCCAGACACAACCGGCGCCCGTGCAGCTAGCTGCACCAGTTTCGCTGCTTCTGCGTGTACCACTTTTAGGTCTTTTGTGCCGTCTTCGAAATCTCGTAGAGCTTTCCGTAGCTGTTTCTCTCCCTCGAGCTTGATCTGGACGCCGTCCATGTAAGCAGTCTTTCGGTTGGTGCTTCTGTGCCCGTCCCCACCGGAAAGTACAGGGACAGGCACAGAAACGAATGTGTTAGGCGGTGGTAAAAACTGGGTCGTCGTTAGGTCGCAACGTCATTGTGAACGTTTGAGACTCGCCGACGCCGCCGTCCAAAAATGTTGGCGTCGGAATGTAGGCCGTAAAATCTGCCTGCGGGTTAGTGACTGCAACAGCGCCGGTAGCCGGCCTGATCGAGACAGCAACCGATGTCTTCGCAATCGCCAGCAGAGTATTAAACACGTCTGTGCCTGCCGTGTCGTAACTCTGCGCAAACTCGATTTCCACGTCCCAGGTCGTCGACCCTGGACGGGTAGCGTTTGGAGTGCAGAACGTCGCTATGTCCTGCATGTCGTCGCTAGCTGTCATCTTGACAGATCGCGCATAGCAGACCATGTCGACGCTGTTGATCGAGATCAGCGGCTGGACTAGGAGAATTGGATCAGCCATCAGCCGACCTCGCTTTCTTTCTTGGGTGGTTTGGTTTGATCGAGAACATGCGGCATTCGTTCGAGCAGCCGACCTAGAACGAAGCCGGTGACAACGTCGCCGGCTTTGCGTGGGCGCCCAAAATATATGTCCCTGTTCAGTGTGAAACTCTTCGGTCTGGTTTGCATAGTCGTCCCTTATGCGAGCGTAACTGTGGTTGGCCTGAGGTCTGCACGAATTGCGAGCAGGTTGGAATCCTCGAACAGCGTCGATGGTGCCGACACGTCGAGGACGGCTGGACACTGTCCGCCGCCGGCTAGTGCCACGCCTGCGATGGTCGCCAGGAGCGGCAGAAACTTGTCGAGGTCTGTCTGTGCCTGTTCGAGATCGTTAGACGAAGTGATGATCACCACAGACCCGAAGACCGCCGGCGCACAAAATGTTGCACCGTCGTCTGAGTCATATGACAGCCACGGATCTTGCCACTGGATCAGAGCCGTGTTCGGTTCTGGGTTCCCAGTAGGCCCGACCTGACAGACGACACCGAGCGCAGCAGATACCACTGCTGCGACATCGGTGCGCCAGGCTGTCAACGTCGTCGCCATTACGCTTCGGGCCAAACTGTCAGACTTCTGATCATGTCCGAGATGTCCTCGTCTGACACGACACGGATCGCAAAATCGCCAGTCGAAACGAAACCCAGCGCAGCGCCTCGTCGAGCGAAACGCCTCATTGCTAGTGCAATGATGGCGTCTCGCAGACGATACGGACAGTCTGGAGATACCCCGGCCGGCCGGTTGTCGTATGACAGCGCAGCGTCAGGGATCTGGTCCAGGAGCTCTTCGGTCGCTTCGTTCACAAACCCGTCTGCCAGTGCAGACAAATCGGCCGACGTTGTGCCGGCGTTGTATGCGATCAGATCAGCCGCTAACGGGTATGGAACAGCCACAGTGAGCCCTTACTTTCCCTTAGCGGCCGGTTTAGCCGCTTTCTTTAAGGCCTGCTTAGCCGGCGCCTGTGGTGGATCGTGGGCGTCTGCGTTCGCTTGGACCGCTTCAGCCTTCCGAGCCACCAGGTCTGCCGCTTCGCCTGATCGCGCTTTTTGTTCTGCGATCTCGGCTTGCCTACGTTCATGTTCGGTGGCTTTCCCCACGGCCAGCGCTTCTAAAAGCGCGGCCGCGGTTCTTGCCGGTTCATTCTTGAAGTAGTCGCCGATCGGTTCGCAGTCCTCAGCGGACACGCCCGGCGGTAAATCGGCCGGGTTCCACTGCACCCCGCCATAAATGACGAGATGAGCGGTGGCCGCTTTGGTTTGCTCGATCAGCGCCATGACTACGCTACCGTGTCGACTTTGACCCAGCTAATGGGCTTCGCAACATGGGTGACGCCACGCTGTTCTGCGAGGATCGTGACCTCGTTCTCGGTGAACTGGGTTCCAGTCCAACCGGTCTTAATTTGCATCGGTGTGCGCTCGAGCCACTGGAGACTCGAAGTGCGGCCAACATATGCGAACCCAGACGGGAACGAACCTGCACGGATCATAGGCAAACCCCAGACAGAAGTAGGCTGTGAGCCGAACGGCTGCGGCCCATAGTCACCGGTCGAGGTCAGAAGATCCAAAGTCTGTGCGTCAGCGGTGCCGATAAAGACACCAGTCGGTGCTGCCACGGCTTCAGCCAACGTGATGCCCTTACGGATCGACGTCAGCATGTTCGTGTCGAACGCCTGCGCCTGGACGCCAGTCGCAGCAGCGAGGACCGCAGCGATGCGAGCCTCGATCGCTGTCAGGACATCGTCGACGAGCTCGTTGTTAATCAACGTCTCCATGCCTTCGTGATCTGCGAGCGCCTCGTCTGTGACAGGAATCCACGCCGCAATCTTTTGCGGAGTAAGAGTCACCGAAACAAACGTCAGAGCGTCTTCAGGCTTAAGGACGCCTTCAGCCACCACGGCTGCGTTGCTGGTCCGTGTCGCCACGTGGCGCACCAGGGAGTCCTTGCCGGTCTGACCGATGGTCACAGCGTCGAGCAGTGCGTGCGGGTGCATCGCATAGCCAGATACCGCTGCTGTAGTACCGACAGCAGGTGAGGCCAGCAGCGTCTTAACGCCGCCACCGGTGATCGCTTCGATTGACTTGGCGCCATTCGAGTCGATCGACTGTCCGCCGCCGGCAGCGAGCGCAGCGGTGTATGACTTGGAACCTGTGAACATTGCGCCAAGATTGCCGGCCCGTTCCGACTCGTCGGCCTTCACCTCGAGGGACTTGTAATGCTGGTCTATCTCTTGCGCTGTCGGATAGCCGAGCGGTTCACGCTTGTCGATCGTCGGGAGAATTGACAATGACTTCATCTTCGCAGCGTCCGTGGCTTTCTGTGCTTCTGCGGCTTCGTGAGCCTTAACGGAGTCGATCAGGCCGTCGGCCTTCTGCGACAGTTCATCGAACGCGATTCGTTCGGTGTTGTCCATCGCACGGTGAGAACCGTCGTCTGTCTTGGTGCCATCAAAAACGGCTTGCATTGCGTCGCGGGTTTCCGCAAGGATCGTTGAAACGTCCATCTTATTTGTCCTTCGATTTAGGTGGGTTTTTTAGTAAAGCCTGAGAAGTTTCATCAACCGGGCCGCATCGTCACTGTTTGCACCGGGGGTCTCGATAACCGTGGGTGTGTCCTGCCGGCGAGGTTTGTTCGTCTTCTGTGCTTTGACTGTGAGTAGAGCTGTTTTCGGGTTCATGCCTCGCATAGTTGGGCCGACCTCGAGGATGTCGTCGAACTCGACGAGCTCCCTGACCGTCTCGCCATCAGCCGACTTTGTCATGCGAGCAGTGCCGCCAGAATATGCAAAACTGAACTCGTTGATTCTGCGGCCTTTCATCAGCTTGTGAACTTTTGTTGCAGCTTCGTCGTCGTCCATCTGCCCTTTGACCCAAAGACCGCCGAGGTCTTTCAGACCGTCCGGCAAACGCGGGTCGCCTGGTGCGAGCTCTGCCGCTTCGACGACATGGCCGATGTATGCGAGCGGGTCGTGGTGTTGGTGGTCCCATACCACAGGAATCGTTTTACCTGAGGTTGCATAGTTGTTGAGCGCTTTAGCGAATGCGCCAGGAACGATCACGTCGTTCTCTCGGTCCACGTTCCCGAACGTCGAGATGATCGCCGTAAACTCGCGATTCTCCGGGTTCTCCATATCTGCTTTGATATGCACATCTCGGGCTTTCTCGCCTTCGATGTCTGTCATTTCGTCCATCACGTCTTCCACCTTAGTCTGGTCGGACTATGTTGATTGGTTCCACAAGGGTGTCGGCGCCGTCTTTAGCCGGCAAGTTCATCACCTGGCGTGCCTCGTTCCGTGTCATGTTTGGCGCCCCTGTAGCTTGCGCCAAAATCTTTGCCTGGAGCTCGAACGACATTCGCATCATCGCAGCGACATTGTGTTCAACGAACAGGTCTTCGCCTGGTGCCACCACCGGCACGATCTGAGCGTTGTATGTCTGTTCGACTTCTTCGTACCACGTGCCGAGGACCTCGCCGTGCAACATGCTTTTGAACTCGACGAGGTTGCTGTAGTTCGTGGATTCCATCAGCCCAGCGAACGCCGGCGGCAACGAATAGAACGACGCGATCTCTGAGATGTTGAACTTGTACGACTCGAGCTGCTGCGCTGCTTCCGGCGTGATCATGCCTGTCGGCTTGTATGTCATGTCGTCTTCGAGGATCGGCGTCTTGCCGGTGTTGTTCCCGGCTGCTGCGTATTGCGACCACGACTTGCGGAAGTTGTCCCGCGCTTTCGGTGACCACTGCGGTGCTGACGCCGGCCGCTCGATCACGCCGGGTATGCGTGCTCTGCCTTTCCACAGGTCACGTTTTGCGGCTTGCGATTCGCCCATGTCGATTAGGACAGATTTCAGGGTTTCCATCGGTGACGCTGCGCTCGTCGGGTACCCATCGAACCAGACGATCCGGTCGAGGCTGTGCTCGTTGCCGAACATGTCGATGATCGCTGTCGGCTGATCCAGGCCGTCCCGAACAAAATACCAATTCCGTGGCGGCCACCTGGTCAACTGCCATTTGTTCGTCTCGTCGTATGTGAGGATCGAGGCGGCCCGGTCCCACAAACAAAGATCGGTGATAAGTGCGTTGCCGTATTTGAACGCTGTCGCTTTTGTGCTCGGGTTCTTTGATAGCAGGTCGAGCGCTGAGCCTCTGACTCTGATCCTGTCGTCGTTGTTCCGCTTGAACACGTGCAAACCGACTCGTGCATAGTTCCGAGATAGGACACGCACGACAGTTCTTAGCGCCGGCTGAGACGCCCATACGTCGTCCGGGTGTAACGAAATGCCTTCGCCTGTGTCTGTGTCCCATCCGTATCGTTGACTCGAGCCGTACTGGATCGCTGCGTCTGGCGACCACGAATAGATTTGGCTGCTGAGCGAAACAGACGTTGGAAGTCCGCCGCTGTAAATGATCGTCATTTGTGGCCGTCTACGATCCACGCCACTTGGCGTTTAGGAATGTTTATGTTTCCGTCTATAGACACGGGTTGACCGTTGGCGTCGAACGTGCGTGCGTTTATTAGTGACACGTAGCCGGCCGCTCTCGATGCGTGTAAGCCGTCGACGGTGCGCCCGTCGACGAGCTCGACCATCACAGGCGTCCGCTTGAGCCTTCGCCAAGGCGGCGACAAGACAAATGCGACAGCCAGGATCGCCACAGATGCGCATATGACTACGACAAAAATCATGGCAGCAGACCGCCGGCCGCTAGCTGTTGCGCCACGAGCTGCACCGCGTCTCGCAGTTCCTGGTCTGTGTCCAAACCTACGCCGTCGCCCACCAGGGCGAGGGACGCCAGCACGGTTTCTCGTGCCGCTTCCGTTGCAGCTTGCAGCGCCCGGTCGGCCAGTTCGGCCGTTGTCCATGCCCGTTCGGTCCAGACGGTCGTCGCCGTTGTCGGATCGTCTGCCACGCCAAGCGCCACCGACTCAGTATGGGTTGCCGTGTCGGTGTCTGCTGGCCGGTCAACATGTGCGATCGGGTACAGACCGAGCGCCGCAAGCTGGGACGCCTGCCAACCGCCTTCGGGCCGGCCGATGCGGGTGCCGTCGGACGGTTTGATCTCGATCGGTTTCGGGTTGCGTACAGCGCCCAGGGTGCCGTCAAAGTATTCGGTGTGCATGATCTAGTCTCTTCCTGTGAAATTATAGGGCGGCGTAGTGGTCGGCTATACGTGCATTAGAAAGGACCCCGGCATACATGGCATACCCGCCGAGTGACCCGCCGAGTGTCGAGCCAATGCCGGTCGTTCCTGAAGTTTTTGAGTAACCTCCGACCGGTTGCGTTAAAGCAGCGGTTCCCGTTGAAGTGTTGGAGTTAAGCGTGGTAACTGCTGCCACGGAAACGCCATTTATCCAGACTTCTAGCCGTGGAGCGGCTCTATCGTAAGTTATTACACAATGATATTCCGTCCCTGAAACAAGAGTGCCGGCTGGGGCGTAGACATACATGGGTGACGCACCGTACGTCGTGAGGATCTGAGCGCTATAAGTTCCACTGGCCTGGGAGAAGGCCATGAGTGCGTTATACGGTGCCGGGAGTATGCCGAAATGATAAGCACCCAAAGACCCGTCAATCCTGAACAAATATTCCCAAGTGGCAGCCCCCGTTACACCTGCGTCGGGTGTGGACCCTACGGGATACGTCATCAGAACGAAATCCTGGGAGTTTTGGAAATCTGGAGTGGTTAACCCGAAGAGAGTATCGCCTGCTAAGACCGGCGAAAACGTAGTGCCGTAGCTGCCGTTGCCTGCGGTGCCGCTGCTGCCCTGGTTGACAATCGTAGTGCCTGACGTCTCATTCATCATCCATAAACCGACAGGGCTATCTGCCAAACATTCGTCCTCGTACGAAAGCCCGCCAGCCGCCACGGCGTACGGGTTAACTATTCCGGTTGCCATCAGGCCGACCTCGTACCGATCATCGTCACTTTCAAACCCGTGGCCGTGCCGTCGCCCTGGTTCGTGACACTGATCGACACGGCGGAATCGTCGGGCCACGCCGTCACCGATAGGACGGCCGGGATCGCTGCGCTGACGCTGGTTTTTTCCGTGGCGTCCACCGTCAATAAAGTGCTAAACACCGTGGCGGCCCCAACTAAAACGTCGAGCGTGAACGTGCCGGTCGCACACGCCGACCCGAGCGACGCCCGAATTTCTGAGCCGGTCATGGCGTACGGCATCCGGAACTGCATCAGGCCCGCACCTGCGACGATGGCCGTCACTTCGTCCGAGGCGGCGGTCATGATCTCGGTCGGGATCAGTGTCTTGTCCAGAGCGCCGAGGGTTACAAGCGCAGCAGCGGCGTCGGCATCATCGACAAGCGTCGCCCCAAAGGCACTAACACCCGAGGCCATGAATGCCCCAGAACTGGCGACATTTCCAGAGTCGGTGACATCGGCCCCCGCCTCGATTCCGGCAAGCTTCGTGGTGTTCGTGCCGATATCGGTGGTGTGCGTAGCCACCAGAGCAGCGTCGCTGTACGACACCTTGGCCGTGTTGGCCGTTATCTCTGAAGCCTGACCAGAAGAGATCCCGGTCTTGGCCGTGTTGGCGGTGATCTCTGAAGCCTGGGCAGAAGAGATGCCCGTCTTGGCCGTGTTCAAAGCGATCGCTGAAACATTCGTGGCGATATCGGTGGTGTGAGTTGCCACCAGAGCAGCGTCGCTGTACGACACCTTGGCTGTGTTGGCGGTGATCTCTGAAGCCTGACCAGAAGAGATCCCGGTCTTGGCCGTGTTGGCGGTGATCTCTGAAGCCTGGGCAGAAGAGATGCCCGTCTTGGCCGTGTTC